CGGCAGAGCTAAAGCGAAAGAGCTTAGTCTGAAGGTCATCGAGGTCGTGGTCGAGGTCGAGTCCGGTCGCAAGTCGCGTACCGGTCGCCCCGCACTCCGCAAGGCTGTAGATGACTGCCGCGATGACGGCAGCGTTCTCATTGTAGCCAAATTGGATCGCCTCTCGCGTAACTTTAACTTTATGTCGAAGATCACTGAGGCAGCAGAGCGTGACGGCATCGGTATTGTCGCCTGCGATGTGCCGGATCTCGGCAACCCGGCTACGAGCAAGTTTTTGTGGCGCATCCTCGCTGCAGTTGCAGAGCTTGAGGCAGAGCAGACATCGGAGCGCACAAAGGTCGCACTGACTGCTGCGCGTAAGCGTGGTGTGAAACTCGGATCACCTGACAGCGTCAAATCAAGCAAGCAAGGTCGCAAAGCATTCCAGTACGACACGATCAAGTACGCGAAAGACGTGGTGATGCCTGCGATCGCGGAGATTGAGAAAATCGGGATCGTCGGCTTGCGTGCGACAGCTCGCGAACTCAATGCACGGCATGTGCCGACATACCAACAGCATTTGATTGATCTCGGTGTCTCAACGCGGGAGCCCGGCAAGAAACCGCCGCAATGGCGTGCGGAGACAGTCAAGCGGGCGATCGAGAACGCCGGGAAACCATTACCGAAACGGGTGAAGAGCAGAGGGGAAGCGAAATGAATAATGTAAATTTGGAGCCGATGAAAGACAATTTTAGCGAGGAAGAGCACAAGCAAAAAATGCTCGAATGGCTCGATCGTGTCCGACAAATCTGCCGGGTCTGTGGTATGCGGTTTTCGGTCATTCCTGCCGTATGGTTTTGGCGTAACCGCATGAGAGCGATCGCCATGATGACGCGCATGGCAACGACCATGAACGAAGAGATGGGCGCGTATGGCGAGCCAGTCGGGCCCACAATCGCACGATGGCGTGCGGTGTCGCCGATGCAGAAAAAACTAATCCGCGTGATCATTAATTTACTCACCACCGAAAGAACGCCGATCACCATTAGCATGATCGAGGCAGAGAACGCCCGATATGGTAACGGGGCTTCAGCAGACACGGTGCGTGAGACTGTCAATCACGCGATCCAACTGAAGCTGCTGACGAAGCGCGGGCGAGGCCCGAAAACGAGCTACCGCGCAACGCGACTGTTGATCGATGAGATTGCGTTGAGGTGTTACACCCGGATGCGGTCAGACCCGTATTTTCTGAGCATGGCGAAATTTGCTGTCGCGCTTGAAACGCTACACGCCGAAAACGAACAGACCTCGATTGACGAACGGCAAGGGGCAGTCGCGCCGTCCGATCACCCGTCATATCTTGAGCGGCTGTATTGGGGTGACCAAGGCCACCGTAGCGAAGGTTAATCGCCGATTTTTCCGGCGATATCACCGAAATTTTCTGAGATTAATTCGCAACAAAGGAGGTTATAAGGTGAACAGGGGAAGTACAATGGAAGACACACCGAGAGGAATGGATCGTATCTCTGCCGCCGCATACATCGGCGCAAGTACGACGACGTTCGACCGGATGGTCAGCGATGGTCGCCTGCCGCAGCCGCGTCGGGTGTCACTCAAGCGGTTCGTATGGGATCGCGAAGAGCTAGACCGCGCCTTTGACAAATTGCCTCATAAAAAGCCCGGAGGTGATTGGTGATGCCGCGCAAACCGAAACGACCTAAGTTGCCAAACCTGCCCCACCTGCGCCCGGTGCTGTCCCGGCACGGCAAATGGTACGTCTACGTTCAAAAGCACGGCAGCGGTAAGGCGTATCGCATCACAGCAGATTACAAGACAGAGCCGCTTGCCTTTATAGAGCAGTATAAGGACGCTGTGGCGCAGCTAGAGCGGATGCCGGTGTCTGCCCCCAACAAAGACGTGGAGACTCTCAGCGGACTTTACAGCGCGTTTAAAAAGTCAGCCAAGTGGGCGAGCTACAGCGAGGGCACAGTCTACAGCAAAACCCGGCGTCTTGATCAACTCATGCGAGACCACGGGTGGAAGCGGTACGGCCAACTCAATCGCAATACGATGCAAGATTTGCACGACAAGTGGTGCGAAGATAACGGTACAGAGCAAGCCAAGAAATTTCTCGCTGATCTCTCACCGATGTTTGAGTACGCTGTGCAACGCGGGTATGCCGGTGCGGATTGGGTCAATCCCTGCCATAACATAACCCGGCGCAAACCTGAGAACGCACAGGGCTTCCGCGTGTGGGAACCACACCACCTGCAGCAGTACGAACAGCATCACCCAATTGGCACGATGCCACGCCTCGCTTATGAATTAATGTTTTGGACCGGAGCCGCATCTGCCGATGCCTATTTGATCGGCCCGCAGCACATTCGTCGCGACACTAACGGAGCGGCGCGGGTGTATTTCGATCGGCAGAAAACAGGCGCACCGATTAACGTCCCATTCCATCCAAACCTGCAGCACGCGATCGAGCAGACCGAAACCGGCGATATGGTCTATCTGCTTACAAGTCACGGCACGTCGTTTAAATCAGCTAAAAGCTACTCGCAGTGGTTTACCGCTACGGTCAAGCAGGCAGAGTTGCCGCACGGTAAGCCACCGATCGGTCTATCCGCGCACGGTCTCCGCAAGGCAGGTGCTACTGCGATGGCAGAAGACGGTGCCAGCGATCATGAATTGATGGCGTTTTACGGTTGGAAGAAAGCGGAAACGTCACGCATCTACACAGCGAAAGCAAGCGCTGCTGTAATGGCAACCAACGCATCTGCGAGGTTGCGAAAGTGAACAAAAAAAGCACAAGATGTGCAAACGCAGGGAGTAAGTGTTGCAAACCACCCGCATATTTGGGGGTATTCAACGGTTCTGAGGAGATAATGGTGCCCTCGGCAGGAGTGCCAATAACGCCGCAACCTATTGGAATAGCTACATTCCTTAAAATAGTTTGCAAGCCAAATATCTTCATGAATACGCATGAATGCCCTCGGATATGCAAACCGAGAGGAATATATCATGGAAATATTCAAGAGCATATTTGAGGGCGTCGTGTTTTTCGCGGCGCTCGTAACGCTGTGCGCGTGGATGTTCGCCTTAGAGGCGTTGCTCCAATGAAGCTCAGTAAGACAGGACAGGAAAGCGGCGCGTCAGATGTGCCGTTCATAACGCCGATCGACGGCACGTTTCTGATACCGTTTGGAAAGACGCCTAACGATGTGCTGCAGCGTCATCGTGATGCGCGAAATGGTGTCGAGGAAGACACCGCCACGCCTTTTATGAAGCGCGGGAATTATATGCAGGACGGGGCTCTTCAGTGGTTCAATGACGAGTTCGACGCGCACGTCGTGGAGCCCGAGATCGGCTACCGGAATGAATGGTGCAACATGGTCGCATCACTTGACGGCATGTTCACCGCTGATTGGATGCACGGCAATCATCTCATACCTGCAGGCAGTGTGTGGGAGTGTAAGATCCCCGGCTACCCGGCAGAGCGCACCGACGGAATGGAGCGCGTCCTGCAGGTGCAGGCACAGATGGACTGTGTTGATGCTGAGTGGGGTGTCATTGCTGAGCTGGCGATGAGTGATTGTCGGTGGCGCATCGCGATTGTACCGCGACACCAACCAACGATCGACGCCATTCGACGGGCGGTCGATGAGTTTTGGCAACATATGGAAGACGGCACGGATTACGGGCCGCAGACCTCAAGCGAGGCGTCTCGCATGCTGCTCGGCAATCGTCTGCCCGATCGTATGGACCTTACTGAGAGCCCCACAACCGAGATTATGAGTGAGGCCCGGCAGCATCTGATCGATGCATCTGAAACGTACCTGACCGCCCGGCGCACCAAACAATTTTGCGAGCGCACGATGGATGATTGCGGTCTCATCATGAAGGCCATGATGAATGACGTTGAGCGGGTCAAGTTGCCCGGCGGCATAACAATTAACCACACAACAACGAACGATGAGAAGCCTCGCCGCTTTTCTGTGACGGAGCCAAAGACATGAAAGACGCAAGACAGTATCTGAAATGGTGCGATGACATGGAGCGCCGCTATGACGTGATGCCGCGGTGGTATTGGGATGAGGCAAAGCGTCGGGCTGAATTTGAAATTACGCGGAGAAAGATTGATGAAATGGCTGACTGATTTAGACTCGGCTGTGCAAAGGGCGATCGACAGTTTCCCGGCTCGCCCGGCAAACGCCGGTCACAATACGGCACAGATAAATAAGAACTGCATGCATTGCGGAGTTTCGTTACGTCCGTCTGCTCGCTCTACGACGCCTGACAGCAACGGCGTGTATCCGCCTATGGTCTGTGACAAGTGTGCGCGTGAAGAGATAGAGGCGATGGCAAATGATGAGGCGTATGCGGATCATCACAATCGAATGCATTACTTGCGCGAAATCGGCGTAACCGTTTTGGAGGATCACAAAAATGGCCGAAAATAATTTTCACGCAGACTTAGTGGCTGCGCTGTCAGAGATCACTAACCCGCCGATGACGCAGGAAAACCCGCATTTCCGATCTAAGTTTTCGTCGCTCAAGGATTGCGTTAATACGATAAGACCAGTCCTTGCCAAACATCATATAGCCGCCACGCAAATGGTACGCCACGGTGAGGCAGGTGATCGTGTCGTCACGCGATTGGTGCATGTATCGGGCGAATTCGTAGAGGATGGAGGGATACCCCTCGCGAACACGTCAGACCCGCAAAAAATGGGCTCGGCAATGACCTATGCACGTCGCTATGGGTTGCTTGCAATATGCGGTGCAGTCGGTGATCCCGACGACGACGGCAACAAAGCGTCTGAACCGGAGCCGGTTGTCGCCAAGCCGATCGTGAAGGACGACGCGAGCGATTATGTGCTGGTGTTTCTTGATGCTCGCACGCTGTCGTTCGACAACAGCAAAGGGTGGGTAGATGCGTACCGGCTTGAAATGCGGAAGCTCATGAATGATGACGAGATGACGCCTGACGAGCGCATGACCTGCATGAAAGAATTGGAAGAGAAAAATGCAGACACTTTGGATGCGCTGGCACCGGGCGTCTCGAAGGATTTGCGTGACAAGCGCCTCACAGCGAACAAGAAGATTGGAGCAAGCAAATGAATACAGTCGTAGCAGTAGAAAACGAATTAAAGCACGGCATGACGCCACGCCAAAAGACCGTGCTTGATTACGTGCGCGATTACATTGAGCTACACGAATACTCCCCATCTATGCGGGAGATTTCGGACAATTGCGATATACATCTGAGCGGGGTTGCGCGGGTGCTTAATTCATTGGAGAAGCGCAGGCGCATTTCCCGACTCTACGGTGTCAGTCGCTCGCTCGTCGTGCTCGACTGATCGCTTCCAACCACGTTTCTTTCTCGGCGGCGGGGCTGAAGAGTCTCGCCGCTATTCTTTTCGTGCGTGCCTGCACTTTGCTGACGTGCACAAAATAGCACAAGCGCAAATCAAGTGCGACGAGTGCAAAGATGTCGATCTTGTCTGCAGTCATAATGCGTTTTGTTGCGCGCCCGTGACCCGTGATGAATTGATACGACGTGCGATCGTCTTGCAGCTTCGCAGTCGATTTCACCTCCACGCGATACCAATGGTTTTCGTAATTCGCGACGATGTCACATCCGTCAGTGCGGACAATGGCTGGCATGCCGCCCAATCGCTCGATCGCACTGGCCGCGAGCAGGTCGCCTACCCTGCCCGACCTTGTGCTCATTGATCAGCGGCGGCTCGTATCTTGTCTCGCAACACCCCGTAATCGATCAGCATCTGACCAAGGGCACTACACTCGTCCGACACGGTGTCGTGCGAACACGGTTCTTTCAAAAACTCGGTTTCAACTGCTGCCTTGGCAAGGAACTCGGGTGAATACTCCTGCATCGGTGGCACTATAACGACACCCTCTGCTTTCTCGGCAGTGAGGTAATCGAAGTATGCACCCGTCATCGACGCAGACGCTCCGAGTACGCTAGAGGCAGAAGTTAGAGTTACGCAGCCGCCTTGCAGTATAAGGCATAGACCGATTGCCATCCACCGCAGCCATGCGCCGATGCGCCTCGACCTCGGCTGCGAGGGCTTTTGCCTTTGCCGCCTTACGGACAATCCGCGCCACGAGGACGGCCCCCCCGGCGAGAACTGCGACACCAAGTACGATGGTGACGACAACGGTCGTACTCAACTCTCTGCTTTCTCGCCAAGGAAGAACCCGGCCACACCAGCAAGGGCAGCTAACCCTGTGCTGATGTTCTGCATGAGGCCCGGATCGACGTTGACCCCTATGAGGGCAAGCACGCCGGTAAGGGCAGCATAACTTGAGGGCTCTCGCAGTCTCTTGATCAATTGTTGCATTACGACTCCTGACGTTTGAGTTAAGAATAAGACCATAAATTTGGTCTAGGGGAATGAGTGATTACATCGACATGCAGAAATCGCTGATGGTGTCGGCCCTTCTGATTGACGCCGATACCTGTTACGCGGTCATCTGCACAGAATAATTTGAGCAGCTCGTATGCGTCCCGTCCGCTGCATTGTACATCTGCTGCCCCGGAATTGTGTGCACCCGGCTTGACCTTGCGGGCCTCGATCGGGTGCTTCTCACACCTATAACCCGACGTAATTTTCATCGGCTTGCCGTACTGTGAGCGCACAGACTGCAGTACCTCTAACAGCGTGGCGTCGAGCTTGATCGTGTCGCAGCCGCACCGGCAGCGAAACTCGCTCTCGCTGAAATTTGGATATCGCTGCCAATCAATCATGCTTGTCAAATCCATCTATAGGCGGGTGCCGACCATTATGGGCAGAGAGGTATTCTGAGCGATGCGCGTCCACATCTCGCCGCAGATGCGCGACCTCGGCCTTCATGCGCTCCAACTCTCGATGCAACCTCTCGCGATTGTGTGGATCCATCATTCCGCTGATGACTGACAGCCGTTGCCCGACGAGATCAGTGGCTGTGTCGTTACGATCAAGGCGCGCATCCAATTGATTGAGCCGCGTTAGGGCTTCCTTCAGTTCATTTTCAACCTGCTGCAGCTTGGACTTCACCATTGCAAAGCTGGTGATGATCGACGCACTCATGCCACCCACGGTCACAATCATCTCGGGCGTGACCTCCATCATATCGAGCTTGCCCCGTCGCCTGCTGCCATGACGCAGGTAATTTTACGACGCTGTTGCCTGACGACAGCTATAAACCGACCGTCAGTGTGTGTGTACATGACAAACGCCGGGCGAGCCGGATCTATGCTCTCGGTCAGTAATCCCTGCACAGACACCGCAAACCCCGATCGCTTTATAACCTGACCAAAAGCCTCACTCAGCCAGCACGGCGACAGTGTCTGCATCCCCGCTGCTGGTCTGCCCAACTCCCCCAACGGGTTTGCTGTCGCCGGTGCGATCAGCAACACCATCGCGATGAGCAGTCGGGTGAGCACGGGTTACGGCTTATCCGGCCATACCGGCCAGCTTTTCATCGCCTCGATGTCGTCTACCGGAGCCGTCGGCACCGTGGCTGGGAGATCACGCAGGGCTTGGCGATAGGCTGTCTGAGCATCCGTCATCTCGGGACTGTCGCTGCAACTCCACCAATCCGTCTCGGCTAGACGACGGTTTCGTTCTTCGCGGAGGTCAGCCATTGCTTTCGCTGGTTTCCATTCAGCGGTCCAAGCGTCCAAATCTTCTTGAGATGGGATACCGCCGGGGTACTCCGTGATGACATCATCCCGTGTTACCACGCCTTGGATGCCCGGAAATTTCCATTCAATTACACTTATGATGCTCATGTCAGAATCTCCATCACCGTAATGTGAGAGTCATGTACTCCGCTCGAATCAACGCCG